AATGTTATTAATATCACATTCGTCTTTGAAATGCTGCTGAGCCAGAGATGGCTCCTCACAAGCCACCCCTGACTCATCTGACGCAGCATTCGTGTCATAGTTGTAAGCAGTACGTAGAAATGGAGCTTTAATAGCCATTTTAATTTCCTTTATTTAGGTATTGATCTAATAACGCCAGAGAGACTAGGAAGAAGCTTATCAATGATAAGGTAAGTAGTAGGATATTTGCGAGCGAAATCAGATTCAGGTAACGATTTATCGCCGGACTGTTTAATAAGTTTAGCTTCTTCTCTAAGTTTGTCGATTTGAGCATTGAGGTTTTCCACCATTTTATAGGATTGTGCAGCTTGGGCAGCTGATGCAGTTGCTTGGCCTTGATAGGCTTTTGCTTGTTCAACAGATGTTGACGTTTGTTGTTTTGTTAACGGAATTTCTTCCGTACGTTTTTGTCTATCAACTTTTAAGTTTTCAGCTTGTTCCATAGCAACTTTTGCTTCTTCAGTTGCTTTAGCAGCTTGAGCTGAGTTTAATTGTGTTTGTGAATCAACTTGTTTTAATTGTTCAGTTTGTAATGCGGCAGCTGCCGATGTGGCTCGGGTTTTGTTAAATCCTTCAACACCTGCGCCTAATGAATTTTGCATTGGAGCTACAGCGGATGCTGTTGGTGCTGTTCCCGGGCCTTGCCCGTACGCCAACATTGGGTTCAGACCTGCATTTTGCAGGTCTTTCACCGTTGTTTGATAACGAGTAGCATATTGCTGGGCAGACCAATCATTATTTGATTGGGCTATATCCCAGTTTTTTTGGTTAGTTTGGTTCTGGCCAATTAAGCCGAGAACCCCACCAACGAGTCCGCCTAAAGCTCCGCCGACATCCATATTAGAAGTGATCGATTAAGCCGGGTACAGAGTACATTGGCATTGGTCGAGCTTTCTTACAGTCAAAGAAAGAGTCAAATAAAAATTGTTGACCGTTAGCAGCGCTACCTACTGCAACGACACGAGATACAGGTGCGTTGCTTGTAATAAACGAATTGGATAATGTAGGTAAAGTAGTGAATTTTTCCGCTAAATGCCAGCCGTCTATAGTTCCGGCAGCAGTACTGCGGAAAAGAGAACTAATACGAGAAGGATAATAGCGATATTCTGCCCAACGCTCTTGATATCCGAATACAGCGTTGTCTTGTGTTGAGTCACCTGTGACATATATTTCCTTATTGAGGATGGCTTGTTCGCCTAAGGTTGCAAAAGCTGGGAAGTAGAAATCGTATCTAGTAGAACGATTCCACATACGGGATAAACCCTGTTGATAGGTTAAATCTGCTCGTACAGATACTAAACCTAATATTACGCCATGTTCAGTAAACGATTGAGTAAATCCATGACGATGAGCCAGGGCAGTACCCATAGCAGCAAGTGTGCCCATAGGGGTAGTTGTGCCAGTAGCGTTTGTACCCGAAGTTTGAGCAATCGGGTTAATGTTAATAGGGGTCGAGCCTCCGCCGATGTACTCAGGACGTTGTAAGCGAGCATCAGGAGAGATAACGCCAAAATGGCTACGAATAATTTCAGTATAGCGAGTACCGCCTCGAGCATCTCTTTCAAGTAATTTTTGAATTTGGAAAGATTGACGTAATTGATTAACTGTAGCTGCAGTAGCTTGTGATAAATCTGCATATAAGGCTGCTCCTGCAACGGGTCCGTTAGAGAAAGTAACTTCATTACCGCCTCCGCCATTTCCTAACATACTAGATACGACGCCAGAACCATTCAAAATGGTCATGCGAGCACCGTTTGTAGTTGTATCAGTTTTAATAGGAGCGGATGTTCCTAATGGAAGTAATACAGATGAGCCTTTTTGAGGCCAAGGAAGTGCAGAAGTAAAGTAATCTTTGCGTTTACCACGCTTTAATAGATTATAGTTTGCGACTGTATCTGGGCCATCGCCAGTATCTACAGTCACAGAGTTTTGTAAGTTTTCATCTCGGAACCATTCGTTCCAGATAAGATTGTAAGCACGTGGCCAGAAAGCACAATGTGAGACAGTACGGCCAGTTTCAACTTGTCCGACTGTAGGCAAGCCCATATAGTCTTGCAATGATCCAATGGCATAACCATTGGTTGGTGACACCTGTTGAGGAACCACATAAGAGATTGAATCTCCTGGGTTCGTTTGTTGTCCCATAAATTTTTGCCAATTTGACCAAATTAGGCGATTTGGGACAAAGAAGAAGAATGAGTCCATAACCATGTTATCCATAACAGGGTATAGGGGAGTAGCAAGACGGGTAAAAGCCGTCATGTTGAGCTTAAATGTATCGCCAGGTAATACTTCGTCTACATATACAGGAATTAGTTCATTTGCATTGAATGTTGTTTTATGTGTTGATTGACAGTCAAATGATGAACGCGGAATATCCGCTTTTGGAATCATTGTAAATTGATGTAGGTCTACCGACTTGTTGCGATGCATGTTTGCAAGCTCCTGAGTTTGTTGGGTGAGAAATGTTGCCATTTCTCTACCCTTAGTTTAAATACTTATTCTTTTATTGCAATATCTTGAGCCCTAGCGATAACCCTAGGTGCTTCAAGTGATGTATAGATTGCTGTTTGATCATCCCAGGAACCGATTTCATATAAATCGTAGTCTTCGGGATGTAAGTGTAGTTCGGAGTCTTTTTTATTGCATTCGTCATTAAAAGAACGAATAGCGACTCCAATAGTAGGTACAAATAGAGGTCGATTGAAAGCATCGACAGCTCTGTCTTTAACGGCGCATACGGAATATTTCATGAGGTTTCCTTTAAGTGAGGGTACGTTTTAAAAGTGATAATTTTTGTTCCAAGATTTGTCGCTTCGCATCCAATCTTTGAGGGTCGTGATTATCGGGGTTAAGTTTAGCATTGATTTCTCTTTTGTATAGTAATTCATCATATTCATAGGGATTTGATTTTTTATACATTTTGTCATAGGCCTTGGGAGGCCTTGTTTTTTTTCCACGTACTACCACGTAGTCGTGAGGATATATATCACTTTTGAATTTTTTGTACCAATCAGCGCCTATACCAGGCTTTAACGACATTTTGTTAAATTCTGGTTGTTTTGTGATTATTTCACCTGTTTCGATATCAGAATATGTGTAATGCCAGTGGGCATGTTTGCCAGTTTGTTTTTTCATTATATATCGAGCAACGTATGCAGCTGACTCGAAGTTAACGTCTCCAATGGAGGAATAACCAAATGGCCAGAGAGTTTCAAGGTCTTGGGATCTATATAGCATAGAACCAGTGGAAGTCCTTTTCCATAATTTTTTATCATGAAAGTCGATTCCGAAGAGACAGGCGTGGAAGTGTGGTCTGCCGAAATTTTCGCCATATTCTCCAGCCATGTAGTAGCGGATTCTATTGAATTTGAATTTTTTTCGAAGTCTTTTAAGGAACAGTTGAAAGTCTTTGTAATGTAGCGAGCCATCGCTTGGGAGATGTGTATCGTCATATGTGAGGGTAATGAAACAGTTGGATTGATGTAATTGGGCTTCATGCATACAGCGCATAGCCCATTGTCTAGATCGTTCTAACCTGCAGCCAATACATTGCCCACAAGGCAATGTAAGACTACGAACGATGTCATGTTTTCGAACTTCGTCGAAAACAATAGATTTGTCAAAGCATTGAAATGCTTTGAGGGGATTAACACAGGACATGTGAGGTGTCCAGAGGCTTTATTAGAGCCTCCAGCCTCCACGCTGTGGGGCTTTTTGCATATTTGCAGCCTTTGTATGACGAGCATTATGACGGAAGGACTTAGCAGACTTCCGTTTATTGATCATTTTACGTTTTAAGATTCTCATTTTTTAGTCCTCGGTTAATCGGATTTTTTGGGAGTGGTGTCACCTAGCACAGTTACATCAAGTGGAGTAACTGTGCTTTCGGCTTTTGGCTTCTCCAAAAGTCCGAGTTTTTCCGCTTCAGAGCGGTTGTTTTCATCGCCTAAGAAGTCGATTAGTTGAGCTGGATCGTTATTAAAACGAGCTCTAATTTGAGCCGGTAATTCCAAGAAACCGTCTTCTGCAGCGATAACGGCGTTCAAGGCACTATGGTAGTCACCAATGCCGGTGAAATCGCCGTAGCGAGGCGATAAAGGGGCTTCTGGAAGCATTCCAGTAATATTGAATTGACGAAGAATGTTATTAATATCACATTCGTCTTTGAAATGCTGCTGAGCCAGAGATGGCTCCTCACAAGCCACCCCTGACTCATCTGACGCAGCATTCGTGTCATAGTTGTAAGCAGTACGTAGAAAT